CAGCCCAGGAGGTAGGTTCCCCCATCATGGCACCACGTTTCGTGATGTCACGATCCGCATCACAACATGCGTATTGCAACCAACTATTAAACCGATTAAAATAGTCCATGCAATCCACAGGAGTGACAACCGACCGCCGCTCGTCTAACGACCAAGGAACGAGCCCTCGTGTGAAAGAAACAATCACAGAGGACCCGGATTCTTCGTAATTAGAAGAGCGGAACCGCGGGTGGGGGAAAATTTGAGCAGCGGTGGTAAAGTTACCGAAATAAGAGAAATTAGAGTTATACGTAACTCCCTCGTTATCGAGGTCCTCAGGTCGGAAACTTTCCCTCCGCTTAAAATCAATGTTGATTAAATCCGGAACTCCAACAAAGTCCGGAAGAAAATCAAAATTGTATAACCCCTCGAACTCACGTAGAGAATGAACTTTATCTTCCATAAGCTCATACTCCGTGATCCCGAGGCGCTGAAACAGCTTGTCGTACATAGGAAGGGGGATACCCCCCCTCGTAATAACGCCAGGCTTAGGCTCTCGTGTGACTAGAAGAACGTCCGGAGCTCTTGCACTGCAAGGCTTCTTACGCCACTCTTCCGAATGCAACAACGCTCTAGGCCCAAATAACATGGGTATAAAACGTTCAAACAGCCGCAACTCTGGGACATAGCTAAGAATCTCTTCATAGAGAACCCGCTGTGCCCAAAAGCCATGGCAATCTGTTGCAAAGGACAAGTCCTGCGAGTACCAGGGTCCTTCCCTCCCAAGATCCACGCGCTCAGAACCCCCTAAGGATTCTGAAGAGCGCGGGTCATTGAGAAGGAAGTGGTCGGCTGCCTTACGAAACGCTTGCTGGATGATATTAGCAGCCGTCAAGCCCATCGTAGGAAGCCGAATTTTTAACCCCTTTTCTGGAGCAACTATCGGGAGAGCAGGAAGGTACCACCCATCCTCTTCCCCCGAGAAATGATCCAGAATAAAATCCAGAACCGATTCGCAAGCATCCAGGAAAACTCGATTGAGCACCCTGGCTGAAAACGCCTCGGATTCTAGAATTCCGTCCGTCATATGAAAGGACTTCGCTAGACTTGTCTCTTCCTCAATAATGGGGAAAAGATAATTTAGCAAAGCCCTCTCAGAATGATCAGCAAAGGCAACCTTACCGAACTGATAAACAATTAGGTCACGGTATGCCCCGGAATGCCCCCATCTCCCGCCATAACCGAGCCCCGCATTCACGCTGGGCTCGGCATACAGGGAGATCGGCTTGTCTCCTCGATTCTTACGAAGCCAACGCGAGATGAACAACCTCCAATCGGAGGGCTCATCCGGCGGCGGACTCATAAGGCGGGTAGACAAATCCTTAAGTAACCCCCCCCCTAACTCCGGACTAATCCGGGGAGAGGGGAGGGATCGAGCCAAGTAAGAGAAGCTAAGCATCTCCGACTTGGACAAACGTAAGGTATAAGGATGGGTGGGGCGAGGCCCCCCAAAATATGCAGCACGACATTCCGTTGCCAGCTGCTTAATTAGGGAGGCCGTGCCCCAGGCATCATGCACAAGGGATCTTTTTAGGAATTCGAGATTCTTAACGAATCCCTTCTGAGAGCCCCTGGCACGTCTAACTAACTGATAGACCAATGCGACACCGTCAAATACGGTCCGCATACAGTCTAAACGTTCTAGACGAAGAGAGTAGGCCATCTGGCGTCTTTTAGGCCATGACTTCATAGATTGAAGCACGGCTTCGAGTTCCAGAACCCGGAGAGTGTCGAGAGACTGACCACATTCGTGGTAGTCATCTCGACAAACAAACTCAGGGGAGGCCCACAACAGAAACCGGCGAATAAGAGGAGTAATTCTCCAATAAGACTTGACATAAGACAAGACCTTACTAAGAGAAGAGCTTCTTTTAGGTGCAGGATACTGTACAAGACCCCAAAACTCCTTGGGCACGGTTCGTCCGCGTACAAGTTTGCTGAGGGATTCTCGAATGTGCGGCGGAAGCGGAATTACCCGCTGCCCCACACCTTCGACCATTAAGCACCCGTC